CCGCACCACTGCGAGGGTTCACTGTGCCAGACGTACTCTCCGAGAATTGAGAGTTGCGAGATGCCCCAACCGTCTGAATTGGGGCCTTGTCTTTTCCCTGCTTATCGCCTTGATTCCGGAGAGCAACCTCGGACAAACGACGCGCCGCGAACTCGTCAGCGCAACGCCGACCAATCTCGTATGGACTGATCGACGCCGATGTCTCAAGGCTCCGCTCGCCTAAACCTTTCCCCACGTCACCATGAGGAGCAGCGACACCCTTCCTGCCAGGGATGCGATTGTTGGACGCCAACTTTGTCTCGTACCCACGAGCGTGAGCCCGCATTAGGTTACGAGTGGCCTGAGTACCGTCAAAGACCTCGGACTCAGACTCGTCGTCATCCACCATATCTGCCCAGTACCTTCCCGAGGCAGGAACCCAGTCAGAATCGCTCATCGAATACGCGCCACCAGACCGGCTATAACGCATGTTCTTTGAGCGACCTCCGACGACAACCCGATACTCGTCATAGTTTTCCTCTATCATATCCAATCGCCGGAGCGCGCTCTCGCGGTCGCGCGTCTCAGAAACGGACAAGAAGGGCTGTAGTAGGACCGCGCGATTGCATTCAGCACCGGCTCCGTAACCTGAGTGAATTGCAAACACCTTCCCCTTCGAAAAGAGTGGAGATCCTGACCAACCAGCCTTTGTCGAGGCCCAATGACGAACGGTCATCCCGTCCGCCTTGGCGGGGCCCACTGAACTGGACGTCAGCGTGCCGTCGAAACCAAAACAAGAAGCAGCATTGTCTTCTGGGGGTCTTCGGTTTACTGTGGCGACCGTTACACCAAGGTAACTCCAAACATTATCCGGCACCTCTATACCGATAACGTCGAAGTCATCCTCCGGTGAATAGCTCTGAACCAACCACTTTCGGTCCACGGGATACGCCTTCCCGTGAGCGATCATATGCGGGTCCGCACTCCTTTGCATCTGCGTGGCCACGTGAGCAGCCGTGTACAGACAGGAGACGCCGTTTTCAACCTTGACACGAGTACCCATCCCAAGACAATCGTCCTCGCTCCGTGAAGAAGAAAGAACAACCATTTGAGAAGGGAAACAAGAAACGGGATAGATGGGGTTATTAGCGATAACGGCCTCATTCCCCTTTCGAATGACGCCAGCAGCATAAGCTCCAGGAAGCTTAGCAGTGCTCCAGTCCGCGGGATCCAGTCGGATTCTCTTCCCAGGGAGATCCGGAACCTGGACGTACGGCCCGAGAGTATCGTATGCAACCACACCTACCACATCAGACAGAACCGTGCGAGGGATCGAAGCTTTGATCTTCGACCAATTGACACGTTTCCACAATATTAACCGTATTAATTTGATAAGCTTTAGGATGCCCACCAAAATGCCGAAGCACGAAAGCGCGGTAAAAGATACTAGATACCAGTCAATTACGACCTGGCACCGCTTCTCCTTCAGCGCGGTGTCGTCAATCGACACGTAGGCCTGGAGCGTCCCCTCCTCACAAGTTACCGCGGAGAAGAAGAAGCCCAAGCGAGCAGCCCACGTATCGAAAGAGCCCTCAATCGCAGCCTTAGCGTTCATCAAAATCGTCCACAGGAGGGTGATCAGCGAGTGACCGCCCAGCGCTGGGCCCAGCTTTGCAGGAGCCGAATCAGTCGACAAGGTCTCATCTGTTAGACAGCTCATGTTTGCTCGTATGGGTTTTGACTAAACGCTTCG